GCATAAGTTTGTAGTTGCATAAGCCTTACCTCTATAAAGTAAAGCATCGTTAGTATCGTAAACCTCGAACTCATAATTACCACCCTCCGCAAAAGTATGCGTAAAAGTAGCGGTTAAATATCCGCTTACATTGGTGCAAGTTAAGTTGTGAGTTGTTTCTGTTTGCCTTAATTCATTCCTTAAAATCATTGTAGCAGTACTAACATAAGTACGTGGTATGATTTGTAAGGTATGTGTTTCGTCTGTAGGGTCAAATATCTTCATATTTATTAAACGTTTTTTTTATGGTTTGGTATCAAAAAATAAAGCGTACCATTATGATACGCTTTAAATAAAAACACTACTAAAAATTATTATGCAGTAACCACTTGAGCCGAAATAAGAGCCGTTAAAGCCGTTTTTGCCGAACTCGATAAGAAAGGAGCAAAGTTATTATCTCTTGCTTCTAAAGCTAAAGTATAACCACTTGCTTCTGTACTCATTACTCCTGTAGTTGCTTCAAGTCCTGAATCAATACCTACAGCCTTAACATTTCCGTTATAATCGTGAATAAATGCAACTACTCTACCATATAACAAAGATTGTAACTCTACTTCTGTTTCTTTGCCTAATTTAGCTAAATTTAAAGCTAAAGCTTGAACGATTTCAATAGTTCTATTATCGTTGTTTACGGTTGCCGTTTCAATTAATGAATTACCCGCACCTTTTACCTCGTATCTAAATACCTCTGTTAATCCAGCAGGTAAAGAGGCAATTTCTTGAGCGGATACGGTATAAACATCCCCATCATAAAGTCCAAAATCCACATATCTGATTCCGGTTCTTGAATCCTTACAAGGTAAAGTCCTACCTTTTAAAATATCACAAGCCATATATTTATATTTTATTAAAAACCGCCCAAATTAATGAGCGGTTAAGTTATTATTTATCCTACGTAAAGAACATTAAACTTTTGATTTACTACGTGAGCGGCCAAAGTCATATTGTTTTTAAGGAACATTTTTTCCTGATTGTTTGCGATTTTGTTAATTTCCATAGTATTAACATCTGCTACCAAGTCAGTACACCAAACTAAGTTTGATTTGTGAGCAGCTATAACCACATTCTCAGGAGTTGGAACGAATTCTACTTTTAAACCATTAAAGTAAATGTTATCATAAGAAGCATCAGCGGTAAACGGCTTAGTGTAGTCAGTCGTTACGTTGTTAGCTTGAATGATCATTTGCTTATGCGATTTTGGAGCATAAAGAACTGGTTTCTCAGTTTGATTTAAAGCTACGGCAGGGATTGCGGTAAAAATTTTATCATACTCAGCTTTGATGTTGGTATAAACAACGGTTGTTCCTGCCACCTTGATACGAGTTCCTACTCCTGCCGTATCTGTAGCGTTAGAGTTGTTGTAAATCATTTTAGCAACTATACCGTCAATTTGTCCTGTTGGTAAAGCAGCGACTTTTGTTTTCTCAGCAGCACCTACCGAAGTGTTAGCAGTTCCAGCAGTTAAAGCAGCAACAGCCGTTTTAGTTGCAGAAGTTGCACCGTTCCAAAATTTAGTTTCAGCATCTGCAGAGATTGACTTTGCAACACCGTTTAAAATCATTTTAGCGAATTCGTCAGATACATCATTCCATGCGCCTGGCTTCATATCACGGTTAAAACGTGAAGTTCTTAAATCATTTGGAGTAAATGAATCTAAGTATTCAACTTTAACAGGAGTGATTAATACATCGTTAATTCCGATAGTTCCTGAAGCAGAAGGGTTAACTGCCCATGCTTGCATAGTAGTTGTGTTAACGTTTTCCGAAAATATAGTACCAGCTTTAATGCCTGTTTCAAAAGATACTAAACCTTCGCTAATTGTTTTGTTTTCGAAAATTATTTCCGAGATTACGGGGTCTGCAGCGACACCGTTGATAGTAACCAGTTGTGAATAAGATATTGCCATTGTTTTTTGTTTTTATTTTTTAGTTTATATTATTTTTATCCTACGAATTTATTTTGTTTTCTTAATTTGAATAACTCTAAAGGAGTTAAGTCGTTGTAGTTTTTTTCTACTTTATTGTTAGCTTCTAAGTTTAAAGCAACTGCGTTTTTATCCATTGCATCAATAGCACTTAAAGCAACTTGTAAACCTTTTTTAGTTTCTGATAATTGCGCTTCTAAGTTTTGTTTAGTTGCATAGTTTTTTTCTAATGCTTCTAAACGGCTTAAGATAGCTTTCATTTCAGATTCAACTGGCTCGATTGGCTCAGGTTGTACATCCGCTTCTTTAGTCATAATTTCAGTAATAACACCAGCCATACAAATAACCTTTGTACCGTCAGCAAGTTCAAACTCACCTTCAGCTGGTACAGCCACACCGTCAGCACCTGTGAATGTAGCGTTTGCGCCTACTTCCATTTTGTCAACCGATAACATAGTGCCATCAATTAATGTAACGTCCTCTAATTTTACTACTTGAGTAGCTGGCAAATCAATACCGAATTTTAATAAGGCTGATTTTAAAGCGTCTTTTGTTTCTTTTGATAACATATTTATAATTTTAATTTAGTTTCTTAATATAATATAGTAAATAATTTGGTTTTTACAAAATATTTTTTATGATAGCTTCTATCTCGGTTTCGCTTAATTCAATTTCCTGTTCTAAGTCAAAGAATCCTTCTAAACTTATACCGTTAACTTTACCGCTTTTAACCTCATTCCAAATTAAATCGTTATTAATTTTCATGCTGCAAAAGATAGTACCATCGGGTAAATCAAAACCTTTTGGTTGTAATATACCTCTACTTGCATCCGATATAAATACTTCAAATACAAATACACCTTTGCTTAAATCGGTTGTATCGTGTGTCAACTTTACTTTGCGTTGGTTACCGTCAAGCATATACTTTTGTAGTATCTTCATGTTAACGTCTTTTTTATACACTACATAAAATTCCTTACCGTCTATTTGTCTATAAATAGGTAAATCCGCAACAATAACAGGGGCAGTAATTATACGCTGCTCTTCCTGTAAAGTAAATTTAAACTCATACGGTTTATGTTCACTAAATGCTAAAAATGATTGCATCATTGCAGGATCGGATACTATTGCAATATTTTGTATTCCTTGTTCTTTTAATTCTAAGCCGCTTAAATCTTCATTAATTGTAGCGTAAAAAATTGGTAGTTTATTTTCCATAATTTTAAAATGTTGATTGTTTTTCTAATGTTTCTACTCTATTTGTTTTACTCGATACTTCGTCAACTCCTACGGTTGCTTTTACTTGTATCACTGGTGTCATTTGTCTTTCGTTGTCACCGCCTATTTTTTTGCCAGTTTCATCAAACGAAGTGCTTTGACTTGTATTGTTTTGTTGAGTGCTTATACTTGGTGGGCTTGGAATTGGTGGCGCACTTGGTAATGTAGCAGAGCCACCGCCACCACCGCCACCACCGCCAGCATCAAATTTAGTGCTTGCAATTTTAGCTATATTAGCAGCCGCTGCAATACCAACACCAACCGCAGTAGCTACTCTTAATACAGTTGCTATTGGTTCGGGTAATACAGATTGAGCGGATAAGGCATTCATAACACCCTGTATGCCTGTTATAACAGCGGATTGAATAGCCAACGCTTTATTTACTTTAAATTGTTGCTCGGCTGATTTTCGCTCTGCTGCTGAGCCTTTTTCTAGGTTCCTATTTTTAACCGCAAAGAAAGCATCTGATAGTGCTTGATGTGATTGCGTACTCATTTGAGCAAAGTTTAAAATCTCATTTTGCTTAGCTAGTTCTAATGCTTTTTCTTCTTCACGTTTCTTTTTGTCAATTTCAGCTTCGGCATTTTTATTTGCCGTATATCTAGCCATTTGAGCGTCTTGGTCAGCCGCTAATTTTTCTAACCTAGCTTGTTCATCTAATGCTTTTTGTTCTTCGTCTTTTTTCTCTTTTGCTTTTCTTTCTTCTTCAGCAACTTGTTTGGCAAACCACGCATCCGCTTCTTGCTCTTGTAAAGCATCTAAATGTGCTTTATGATCTGCAAGTGCTTTTGTTCGTTTTTCAGCGGCTGCCTTTGCAGCATCATCATCAATTTTATTTATCCCTAATTGATACCCTGCCCTTTTATTTTGTAAATCTTTTAATTGTTGTATAGTAGCGTCTAGTTCTTTTTTTCTTGCAGCTTCTTTTTCAGCATTCTCACCGACTAAGGCTTCTTGATTTGCTTTATTAATAGATTGAGCTAAACCAAAGTTTTTACCTAATGCGTTACCTACTGCGTCAATTGCTTTATAAAGCCCTTCAATAGGCTTCATTGTAAATTCTAATAGCCCACTTAAAATATCTTTATTCCTTTTTTCTGCTGCTCTTTGTGCTTCTTGGGTTTGTAAGGTTGTTAGTAATTGCACTTCCTGCGCTTCGTAAACAGCATCTAATTGTTTTATCTTAAGTGCTAATATTTCTTTTTCACTTTTACCTTGTAACTTTAAACTATTTTCGGATGATTCTAATGATTTTAACTTGTCTTGTTCGGTTGCTAAATTTTCAGCTGCGGATGCATTAAGTTTTTTTTGTTCTTCAGTAACTCCATCAATAGCACCTTTAATGTCATCCCAATAAGCTATAATAGTTCCTAAGATAACAACAAAAGCACCGATACCAGTTGCAAGTAAAGCACCCTTAACACCTGACAAAGCTGTTTTAGCACCTTGACCAAACATAACAAAACCTTGCTTGGCTTGTTGCAAACCGTCTTTAATTTTACCAAAGTCAAGTTCTAAAATTCCCTCTTTTAAACTTGTAAAGCTACCGCTAAGCATTTGATAACCCTCAGCTGATTTGATTGCAGCACCACCTTCTAAAGATTGGTTAACTAATTCAATACGTTTATTTAATTCAGCCGCTTCATTTGCTAAATCTCTAAACTCTTTAGTGTTTTGTTTACCTTGACCCGCAAGCATAAACAACTCATCTTCTAATACTTCAAATTGCTTTCTTAAATCGCCCGTTTCTTTTGCAGCTTCTTTTTCTGCATTTGCTAAATCTTCGGTTGCCTTTGCAGCTTGCTTTTCAGTTTGAGTAACCTCTTTTAATTTATCATTAAGTTTCTCAATATTTTCAATAGCATTTTTATACTGCTCGCTTCCAATATCAGCACCTTCCGCTTCATCTTGTAATGCTTTAATAGCACCTTTTAAATCTTTAACCGATTTAATGGATTGTTCTACACCCTTGATTTCTAAACCAAAGGCTATTTCATTTTTATCTGCCATTTATTACGTTTATTAAATCTTCGTTACCAGTTGCTGCTATTTCAATACACATGTGAATACAAAGTAAACCGTCAAGTATTATTTGACTAGGTTGGTTATTCATAAGTGATTCTAAGTATTCTATTTTATCTATCATAATTTATTCCAATTAGTGCCATCCCATTGCAGGGTGACTGATTCATACTGAGTGGTTAAAGTAATTGTAGCAGCACCGTCTATTAAAGCACCGTTACCGTCTATTATAACATTGCCTGCACCGCTGTCAACTTTCTTAATAGTGATTTGTTTGCCATACTCAAAAACAACATCTGTATTATTTATATTTAAAATTGTAGTACTTTCTAAAAGTCCAATTTGACCGTAAGCTAATGTAACTGTTTTATTAGTTGCACCAGTAGTCATAAATACAACATCGTCATAACCTTTAACATTATAGTTTGCTGACTTGTTTTGTATTAATGCTTTTTCATTAAATATACTATTTGTTACCGTTCCGTTTATGTAACTAAATCCGCTAGTGTTTTCAGGCACACTAATATTATTACCTATTACCGTTACATTCTCACAGCTTGCGGGTATCATAATATTGTCGCCAATAGCCACACAATTAGTGCCCCTATTTTGGTTTCCAGTTCCTACGCTAAAAGAAGTGTTTAATGTAGAATTATAAACCTCTACACCACCAGCAACGTCTGTACTTGAACTGATTAAAAATTTTGTAGGTGTAAATACTTGCGTTTCTAATAATTTAATTAACTCAACCTTTGTGCTTGTTAACTCTAATGGATTGTAATTTTCAATTTTATTAACGATATAATAAGCACCGTCAATAAATAGCCTATTCCTAAAATTAAAATTATAAATATCTTTTGGGCTTAACCATAAATATTTAGTTACAAATTTAGCATCTCTATTTATAAGATTGTTTAAGTATTTAGCGTGGTATCTATTGTATAAATTATTAGTTGTAAAGTATGCGTTTGGATAGTCGTAATAAACCTTTTTAGGTAAGCCAAAATTTAAGTCAACATTTGGATCTAATGGGTCGTCTGTATGGCCAGCATATAAATAATCATTAGTTGTTAAATTAGATTGCCCTGTTTGCTGCCATGTATAAGGTGTAATTGTTTGTTTTATTCCACCGCAAATTAACCAACGGATATTACTAGCAAATTGTTTTTTTATTAAATTCTCTTCTTTGTAAATACGTGGCATAACAATCCCTAAACCGTAGTTAGCAACGTTTGGAGTTGGGCTAAAAATTATCTCATTCTTTTTATCTGACTTAATAAAATCATTTTCAACGTCCTCTTCGTGTGTGCCAAACACTTCGTTAAATTCATTCTTATATTGCTCATTCCATTTATCGGTATCTGCTTTATAAGTGTAAATATATTTTTTGCCCTCTAATATATTTGGATTAATACTTTGGTCTTTAGATAAGTCTGTTTTATTTTCAAAATCAATTATATCACCGTTGTAAAAGTCGTTGAACGATTCAATAATTAAGTTGTTAGGATTTGCAGGGTCAACATCAATAAATAAATTTAGTGCTTGTATAATTGACTTAAGATAATCCTTTTGTTTTATCTTAGTAGGCAAAGCACTATTGCAAGTCATCATGTCACCCGATAAAATAGTTTTCTGAGTACATAAAGCGTAGAAAGATGTTTTAGCAGCTCCACCAACTAACTCAACATTCCAAGTGAAAGTTCCTGTTGGTGTACCTAAATCAGTGCCCGCTGAATTATAGAATTTAGTTGTTGCATTTATAGTTGCATCACAATAAACTCTTACTGCTAATATGTCACCAGCTGCAAAAAATTGACTACCACTTGCCGCACCATTATTAGAGTAAATAGGAACACCAATAGGTAAAGAACCAATAAAACTAAGAGTATTTACAGTAGGGTTAGTAGTGACAGGTGGAACTAAATCAAAAAAACCTACACCACCATTACCCGATTTAATAATTTTAGTAACTAATTGACTATTTGCCCAAAAATATGCAACCGCTGGATTTGATGTGTGGGTGTAATCTTTACATAATTAACGGCTGCTACATTGTAATAACCATTTGCGTTTAATGTTACATAATCATTTGCAGGGGCTAACTGACCGCCTAAATCAAAGAAACCATTTGTGCTATCATTGGTATAAACAACATCACTATACACGCCACTTACAATAGATGTGTTTGCCGTTAAGCCTACATAAAATTGTTTTAACTCTAATTCTGCAGGTGTTAATTGTAAATTTATTAAGTTAGGGTAAGTGATATGGTTTAAAAATTCAGCATCGTCTAATATTGACGAAGTCCAAGTTCTGCCAGTGTTTGTTATAATTTTATCAATATATTCCCTATTGTGAAAGCAAGGTAAAAAACTTTCTACGTTAAACACTGTATCACTCCCACCGTTTTGAGCGTTATCAATAAATGGATATACTACACCTAAGCCAGTACCCTCATTGGCTACGTTTAAAGCTATTTGATTAGCACGTGTATATGTGTGGTCGTATGCGCTAAAATCTAAGTCGTCTGAGCTTGTTAATATACTTTCGTTTGTCCAAACAGTTGGAGTTGTTCCTGTTGCTATAAATACGCATCCTGTTGTGTTAATCGTTCCACTAACTACACTTGCCACACTCGTAAAATTATCCCCAGCCACAAACGTATTAATCGTGTATTTTCTGCCAACAATTAATAATCCGCTTGTTTCAAATTTTAACGGATTGCCAGTTATTAACTTGTCCCCGATGTCCACAAATAAAGAACCACCCTCACCAATTATCGAACATTCATAGTCTATTGAATTATCGGGCTTAATATTTATTTTGATTAATTGTAAGTCCCCTGCAAAGTTTTGTATTCCATCTACAATATACTTACATGGTGTTTTTAAATTCTTATTGAAATACTGAGTAGCTACATTTACACTAAATATATTTTCAAATAGTTTATTTACAGCGTTAGTTCCAAGTAAATTAATTGTTTTACTAAAAGATGCTTTACGCTTATCAGGCTCTCTAACATCGGCTAAGTTATAGTTAATGTTAATCGGGATATTTTTAGCAATAGGATAGTATTGTAATTTCTCACTACCGTTTTTTGCTGCTATTAATAAATCTGTTACTACTGCCATAATTATATACCTCTTTGTCTAGTTTCTGTTATACCTAAATCAATAGTGATAGCCAATTGGATTAAGGATTCATTGTTTAGTTGGTACTCTTCAAATGATGTGTTTGTAACTCTACATGAACGTAAACTATTATAATCCCAAACGTAAACTATTGGGCTATCAAATAAATCCTTTAACTGTGTTATTTGTAACTGAGTTAACCAAGTTGTATTTAAATCCATTGTTGATTCAATAGCAGTACTTATAACGTGATCTTCTCTATCATAAGAAGTAGAGCCATACGCACCTGTTGTTGTATTTAAAACATTCTTATTTAAAGTAACGGTATTTACTTTTTTAGTAAAGTTCTTTTTACTCTTTTGCTCAAAATGAAATGATAATATATTTCCATCTCTATCTAGATAGTAAATAACATAGTCTTGATACTTAGTGCAAATGTCTTGGTAATCAAAAGAATAGTTTAATAATACGGTTGTATTGTTTTTAAATTTAACAACAACGGTATTACCAACAGATGCTGAAGTAAAAATATTACTACCTAAATATAATTGGTAAATATCGGTATTAACAACTGGTGTTGGAAATGAAGCTATTGTAACTGTTTGCAATAAAGTAAAGCCGTTAAATAATTCAATGGTTATATTATTGCATGGTGGTGGTATAAAGTGTATAAAAAAAGGTTGGTTTAAAGCTATTCTATTATCGGGTGTTATTGTGTCAACATCCTTTGATAAGAAATATAAACCACCAGTTGAACCAAAACCATAATCAGTTGGGTCGTAAGCGTTAAATTTTTTATCTGTTAAGCAAGCATCAAAGGCATCGTAATTTATAGTAGTAGTAGATTGAATGGCTGCTGTATAATATTCATAAATTTTAACCTGAGCCCTTACACGTTTGCCAGTTGCTAAATTTATAGGGCTCGCTAAATTAATATTATCAAATTCAAAGTAATGTTCAATATAATTTTGCACCCACTCTTTAGCATTAAAAACTAAATAGCCATCGGGACGTTGTAATATGTCCTCTGTATAAGTGTTAGCTGTATCACCGTTAACAACTATCGTTACAATATATTTAAAATCAGCAACTGCTATTTGATTAGACTTCGCTGTAAATATTTGGTCGTTATAAGCCGGTGTAAACGATTCGGGTTGTTGATATACTGTTAATGCCATTTTATGTTGTGTAACTACTTCTTATTTCTATTATAATATCGTCCTTTACTAATTCTGTTATCTCACTTTGTAATTTTTCAATCCTACCGTCGTTAATCACTTCGTCAAAAAAGTGAGTAGCTTCTATTGATTTATTTTTTAAAGAACGTGCCACTAAAAATCCCGCTGTTTTCTTTGCCTTATCAAATGACATCTTTTGCAATTTCTTTAACTTACCTTTACGCTTAGATAGGCTTTGCTTTTGCTTTCTTTGATCTAAATCACTAATCCTTATATTTTCAGCAAAACCACTAACTGCACTCCATTCTACTATTTTTTTTTGTCCATCTGCACTTACACTGTTTGGACTTCTACCATCGTTAACAACCGCCCAATAATCATTCATGTTTAGCGTAAACTTAATAGTATCATCACTAAATGACACTATCGGTTTAACGCTAGCTTCTAATCTACTTTTACGTTTACGACCTTTATATTGTTTTCCTTTATATGTCGAACCTCTTTCAGCCCTTGCATCTAATGCCTTTTTTAAAGAACTTCGGGTATCATCGTTTAATGCTTTCCCAAACTCATCTAACAAATCCTTTATTTTATCTACCAGAGCCATTTAATGCAATTTCAAATTTTCCTTTATCTTTTAAGTATGCTAACTTATTATAATACCTTATTACACTCCATTCAAATATTTGGTCTTCGGTTAAGTTAGTATCTTTAACAACTAAGCCAACACTGTATTCCCATCCCCATCGTTCAAAAAAGTCTGAAACTCTAAGTCTGCCATCATCATTTGCTTCGCTTCCTCTATTGTTTGAGTTGCTTCCGCTAAACAATCCTGAATAGCTTTTGTGTAAGTTTTCAAATATTTTGAATAAAAAAAAACAGCCCCAAGTGATTCGCTTAACTTTGATTGTTTAAACAATTCTACATTTCGATTATGGTTATTTGAATTATACAACCATTTACCGTTTTCGTATTCCTGATGACAAATAGCCATTAACTCAGGTAATACTTTTAAATAGTTCCCCTCATTTACTCTAACCATTTCCTTCCAATCTTTTTCCTGACAAATGTTATAATCGTACAAGTCTTTAATGTACCTAAACTTAATGCCACCTATTTTAATTTCATCGGGGCAAGTTAACTCAGTAATTGGTTTAGTTAAAAAGAAAGCATCTAACAAATAGTCATATACTTTTTTAGGGCTAAGTGATTCAATATGTTCAATAGCTTCACCCGATAAAATTGATAGCCTTAAAACAGCCTTGTCTAAATTATCCAAAGTGTCATTTAACTTCAACTCCTCTAATTTTTGGAATTGGTCAACTGTTAAATCTTCGTATCTTTTAGGTATTTTCATCTTAATAATATAGTAATTTATTTGAGTTTTACATTTATTGAATAAAGAAAGTAGATTTTTTAAGACGGTTTAAAGCTACATAACGAACGGCATCAATAGCATGGTTATAATTATCAATAGGCTGTGAGGTGTGTTTGCCGTCGTTGTCAGTCACCCATTTATAGTTCCTTAACTCCTTTATCAAATTAATACTAGACTTCGTTACATTCAATTTAAACGCTTGTAAAGTATCTATTGAGTTTCTTATACTATCAGCCCCCTTTTTAGCACCCTCAATTCTAAATTGCGCCCTTCTTAAATCCTCTATTGATTTTGGCTCAGCACTATCTGCCACTATCATTTGTTGACTTGTTACATTCAATTCCTTTAACCTAGCTATTAAATCACTATTAGTTAATTTAGTTTGATATATCAATTCATTTATGTAAAGTTCACCGTTGTATCTATAAACTGCAATTAATGTAGATGGATCATTTGTGAAACCAAAGTCCATTCCATATGCAATAAACTCGGCTTCATTTGGTATTGCATCACATTGCGCCCAATTTTCAAATACTGTGCCTTGCAAACTACCGATATTTCCCAAACCGTAAACGTTCCACCAATTAGCCCAATAAGTTGAAGTTAATGCTTTCTCCTTTGCTTTCTCTATTTCTTTCCAATCCTTTTCCTGGCAAATATTATAATCGTATAAATCTTTAATATATCTAAACTTAACGCCACCTAGTTTAATTTCATCGGGACAAGCTAACTCAGTAATAGGTTTAGTTAAAAAGAAAGCATCTAGTAAATAGTCATAAACTTGTTTAGGGCTTAATGATTCAATATAGTCAACATGTTCACCCGATAAAATTGATAGCCTTAAAACAGCCAGATCTAGTTTATCCAAAGTATCATTTGTTTTCAATTCCTCTAATTTTTGGAATTGCTCAACTGTTAAATCTTCGTATCGTTTAGGTATTTTCATTGTATTAATATAGTAATTTATTTGAGTTTTACGTTTATTGAATAAAGAAAGTTGACTTTTTAAGTCGGTTTAATGCTACATAACGGACACTATCCCAAAAATGATTATGCTTATCTTCGGGTACATTTATATTTTTGCCTGTGCTATCAGTAGCCCACCTATAATTATAAGCCTCCTTAATTGCATTTGTGGACCTTGCTGTTATAAATAGCTTTTGTTGTTGTAAGGTATCAATAGAGTTTCTAATACTGTCAGGTCCTTTCTTTGCACCCTCTATTCGGTAGCCAGCCCTTCGTAAGTCTTCAATACTTTTAGGCTCAGCACTATCCGCAACTATCATTTGTTGTCTTTGAACTCCTAAACTTTCTAAACGTTTTATAATATCGCTATTAGTTAACCCTGTTTCGTAAATCAATTCATCTAAATATAAATCCCCATCGTAACGGTAAACAGCTGTTAAAGTAGTTGGATCTGACGTAAACCCCCAATCCATTCCATACGCTATAAACTCAGCATTATTTGGTATGCTATCACATTTAGCCCAATTATTGAAAATGACACCTTGTAAATTACCAATGTTACCTAAACCGTAAACATTCCATAAGTTAGCCCAATATTCATTTTTAACAGTTCCGTTCTCATTAAAACCGTTTGCCTTATACATCAATATTTCATTACGTTCATTTTCAGAAAGTAACTCATTATCTTTAAATGTTAATTGTAGAAAGTCGCAGTCATCCCTATGAATAACATCGGTGTCAATATAAAACTCGCTGTCAGGATTGTAATCGGCATAAACTTGACCAGCCCTTGACGCTACTTGTCGGTAACTTTCAAAGTCTATTTTATTAACCTCATTAAAATATGCCACATCGGAACGTAAACCTTTACCGACATCGGACTTGTCTAATCCTATAAATTTAATAAATGAGCCATTTGGGAATCGGTATAAAGTGCCTGCTA